GAAAGTCGCGGTTTACTATTAGCCTAAGGAACCGTGTGATAAGTGTGAAATACCATATCAAATCGCTCATGCGATCACCTGCCAGTAGGTAAGTGAGCGATTTGATATGGTAGGGTAGTTCGGTAACGCTCCGAATTAGCCGGATTAAAAGTCCGGTACTTCACTTTAAAGTTTCAACCCCGTTATATGGTCCACGCCCTCAGACTTGAACTGAGTTCTCTCGGCTTAAGAGGCCGGACTTCACCAGCAAAAACGGGGTTGGTGATGACACTAGCGTTTGCTAGTTTTCATACATTTCCTTTAGTTTTAACTAGTTAGAGATTTAAAAAGAGATACAAGTTGTGATCCGTATGCCCCAATAACTGTTAGTATGCAAAATACCGTGGCAAGGCCAGCCACCAACACTCTATTAGAGTTATCAGGTGCTGCTAATGCGATTGCAAATACCTCATTACCTAGCACACGTATTTTAATTTCATACATGTTTTCTTGTTTTGTTGTTTCGACTGTCATAATATGATCCCCGGTTTGAGAAGTTAAATCTTGATTTATAGTTTTTGGGAAATTATTGTATTTAAATGAACTATACTGAAGTATTTATGCCGCATTCTCAAGGCAATTGCTGGTGCGCCGGACACGATTCGAACGTGCATGTGTCCAGTTAGCTTTCCCTTGTTTCGAAGACAAGCGGCATACCGACGCATTATTCTTGGTGCGACCTGACGGGTTCGAACCGCCGACATTCTGCGTGTAAGGCAGACACTCTACCAACTGAGTTAAGGTCGCATTATTCTTTGTGTCCCTGGAGAGATTCGAACTCTCAACTATTCTTTGGTTTGAGCAAAGCGCCTTTTCCGATTTGGCAACTAGGACATTATTCTGGAGCCCCATCCAGGAGTCGGACCTGGATCTAAACCTTCGCAGGGTTTAATTCTATCCATTGAACTAATGGGACTAATTTTGGTGCGAGTAGTCGGACTCGAACCGACACGCCTTTCGGCATGAGTTTCTAAGACTCACGTGGCTGCCAAATTACACCATACTCGCTCAAAACAACTTAGGGGTGGCTACTGAGAATCAAACTCAGATAAGCGGTACCACAAACCACGGCTTTATCATTAAGCTATAGCCACACCTAAATTGTCTAGTGGCAGGGAACCTAGGACTCGAACCTAGATGAACGATTTTGGAGACCGACATCTTGCCAATTAGATGAATTCCCTATTTCTTACTCTGCCATTTTAGCAGCAATTTTATTTGGCACCCCCGCTTGTCCTCGCAACAAGTAATACCTGGTTTCAAAGACCAGTATCTCGGCTTCTTCGATTTCGGGGGTATGAAAATAGCAGGATCAACTTTTTAGTTTATTTTTGAAGATAAATTATTTAGTTTTGCTGAACTGATCCTAAAACTGGCGGGAAACGTAGGTACCGACCCTAATGCAGATTGCTCCACATGAACTACTTAGCAGGTAGTCTCAGACCCCGTCTGATACATTTCCCAAATTTTGTATTTCTTTCTTTTTCCAAATTAATAAAGGCTCTGTAAATTGAGACCATTTTGCTCGGTCTAACTCAGTTTCATAACCCTTAACTTCTAAATAATTATGTCGTTTTATAAAAATCTATAAAACTGACTAGACGTTTCAACGAATCTACCTTTGGTATTTCTACTTTAGGATTTAATGACTCTCGACGTCACTAATAATCCACTCACAGCATACCAGGAATCAACTCTCGCATTCTTCTGGTATTAAAAAATGAACGAACTTCACCGTTCGATGCTTGTTCTGATATGACATATTGCCAACGGCGATAATTTCTGTCATCGTCTTGAAAATACTTATGTAAGTCAGTTACTGTTGTAATTTCAGTAAATGTTTTGCCTGGCTCGTTTGCATCATAAATTGAAATATGGTGGCCCTGGCTAAGAAGACGCTCCCATATTTTAATTCCTTCATCGCTGAGCGATTGATCACTTAAAATTCGTATTGCATCAATACCGCCAGCAGTTTTCCTGTCTGCCAGAACCGCATTATATAAGTCAGAAGCAAATGGTGGTCTACCTTTATTTGCCTTACCTACCATCGTAACTACTAATCCCTGTGCTCGTTTTTCAAACTCAGCGCCAAGTACAATGGCCCCCGCTTTTTCATACCAATAAATGACTACTTGGTTACCTTCAATTTTTCGCAGTCCGGCTGGCAAATCAACGATTGCTGCGCCAGATTTAATCCTATCTTGAATCGCGTAAATAACTGTATCAACTAGTTCAAATTTTCCTATACCTTCAGGCATTTCAAATAGCCAGGTATTTACAAAATCAGTTCTAGAATCAATTCTCTCAAATATGTTATTACTCATATCGTATTTATTCTTGGTGCTCTATGACTGTTTAACACAGAGCACCAAGAGGTTCCTTAATGTTGCAAGACCCTTGAATGCTTTGGTAAGTGAGCAGCAAGGAATTCCATCTGATCTGCTAAAATTCTACGATTAGACAGAATCAAAGCTTCAGCACGGTCTGGAATGTATGGAGCATATAAAAGCTCCATGTGTGCTTCTTTTAGCGTCATACAGTCTTTGTGGTTATTACATTGTTTGCATGAGCAGACTACATTCATCCAGACATTTAAACCACCGCGTGACACAGGTTGAATGTGGTCACGAGTAGCTTCATGATCAGTTACATGTTTACCACAGTATGCGCATGTATGCCGATCTCTACCAAATAGATTGCGGTTTGTCAAAGGTACAGACCGTGTCTTCAATCTACCCATATTACGAATAGCAACAATAGAAGGTACAGACACAGTAGATTGAAGACCGGTCAAGCGCGAAGTACCGCCGCGGTAGATTGTTTCATCACCAATGGACCAAGCAATGAGATCTTTAACTTTGTAGATCACCCCTTCTTCCCATGTAGACCAACGTTGTGGAATACCAGCAGAATCTAATGTTAGCACCAATGGAAAATTACTCACAGTAGACTCCTTTCGTGATGTTTGCTACTTGTTTAATTGATTGATAATTTGCAGCATGTCAGTACCCGGGTATTCCGTAACTTTAGCTATTGCAATATTATCGGCATAATACTTTCTTGTTTCTTTGTTTGTTACAGTAAACTTCCAGTAACCAGTTGGAACAGGAATACCCGCGCCAATTGTTTTAACATTTGTTTTAGTGTAAATCGGTATATTGATCACATAAGTGTCAACTGATTGCTTTGCAGCATAAGTTCGTATACGTCTTTCAAGCCTTGCCCAAGATTTTCTATTCAGAGTTGGATTCTGTGGCGTCATGTTTGTGAGCAGAAAAGTTTCTTTCATTTCCTGTGCAGTCGAAGCATCATCAGATGGAGCCAAATGCCCTCTATCATACCCCGATTTGGTGTAATCTCTAAGCTGTGGCCCGTTTTTAATTCTTTTGTCTGCTTTAAACGCATTGATTCTATTCAAAAACCCAACTGGGGAATTTGCAACTAAACGTTCAGAAACAAGAATAGCAGCTTTCTTGTTAGTGTCGTAACGAACCACAAAAAACGTAGAACATAATTCAACTGTGTTTGGAATTACAATCGGAACAGAGTTCGGATACAGTTGTGGACATGCTGCAAACACCTTTGCCGAGACAAATAACAAAGAAATTAAGATTTTTTTCATTTTAGTTTTTTAAAGGGGAAAGATCTGCTTACAATTATGCAGAGCATGTGTCGACACTTAGAGGAGCTCAAGGAGCTCTTAGTCCATGCCGATTTGTGGTGCGAATGGTCGAAATCGAACCGACACCCCTCTCGGGACCAGCTTCTTAGACTGGCGCGGCTACCAATTACGCCACATTCGCTAAATTCTATGATAATTATTGGTGCCGGATGTGTGAATCGAACACACTCTAGGGCAGTTTACAAAACTGCTGCAATCCCACTCTGCTCAATCCGGCAACTTTATTATGGGTTATTACTTTTAGAATTGGTATGAGCACCCGGTTACGCTCCAGGATCTTCTGTATGGCAAACAGAAACACGACTACTGTGCTATGCCCACATTACTTACTATTTATAATTATTTTTATTCTTAAAATTTTGGTGCGACAGGAGGGATTCGAACCCCCGACAGATCGGGTAGAAGCCGATTACTCTATCCAACTGAGTTACTGTCGCATTATATAGCAGGATCGTTTCCTACTTTTTGTTTAGTGTCAGAACGTCGAAACTGACTGCCATGTGTAGTTATGGTTGCTGTAACGATCCTAAATTTTGGTCTGTGTGGAGGGCTTTGCTCCCCGACATCTTGGTTCCAGGTCAAGGACTCTACTGGACTGAGCTACACACAGAAAATTGGTCTCCGATGAGAGATTTGAACTCCCGTTATGCTAAAGTCGCAAAATTTGCAGAGCACAGTGTCGGGAATCTCACCTTTCTATTTTGAATAAATAGATATATGGTTAGTTAAAGATTGGTCCCTTTAACAACCCAGTAAGGTAACAACCGAGCTGTCCCATATACTGGAATATTTATTAAGGTAACATTCATGAACTATAAAAATCTTTGTGTTTCTTGTGTAGTATGCAAGAAACAAACTACAACATACGGATTAGCTAATCACTTTAACAGAATTCACGGTACAGATGAAGCAAAGAAGGCAAGAGCAAATCTCTATAGCATTGCTGCTGCCAAAATTTCTTCGATGAAAGCATATCTATCTGCAATTACTAGATGTAAGGAATATTCTTTAAATCCTGGGTATTGCGAATATTGTGATACCGAAAAAGACTATTTTAAAAGAAAATATAAGTATTGTTCAGCATCATGCGGCACTTCATCTTCTAATACTAGAAATCCAAAACGATCGAATAAAGTTAGATTGTTCACCGACATCATTAAGAAACCAACTGCTCATAAAGAAAAGAGAGGTAAATTTCTTAAAGTTTGTTTTCATAAATGTACTCAATGTGATAGTATCATTCTTTCTAGAGCAGGTTACCCAGCAAGAAAAACTTGTTCCAGAAAATGTCAAACTAATGCGTCAGTGGGCGATAGAACATATATCAATGGTAAGCGCAAGAATATTTACTACACTCACAAAGATGGTTCTCAAGTCCACTTAGAATCTTCATGGGAGCTTGAAATTGCGCAATTTCTTGATGAAAATAACATAGAATGGATTAGACCAAAATACATTATTTGGATTGATTCAACAGGAAAGCATAGAAATTACTACCCCGATTTTTATTTACCAAGCATAGATCTATATCTTGATCCTAAAAATCCATACGCCATGGCGCAGGACATTGAGAAAATGAACTATATTTCCTCTAAAGTGAATTTGCTTTATGGAAACAAAGATATGATTAAGAAAGAGTTATCTGTCAGAGTGGCAGGATTCGAACCTGCGATGTGATTTCTCACTCCTGCTCCCAAAGCAGGCGACATGGACCGGGCTAATCGACACTCTGACAGATAACTCTACTTAACTATTATTTGGAGTCCAGTAGGAATTCTGCCATCCTATTTACATGCTTTGCAGGCATGCTCCTAACTTTTCGGACAACTGGACATTTTAATGGCGGAACGTGTAGGATTTGAACCCACAAACCCAGGTTCGCTGAGTATCTCTGATTTCAAGTCAGGTGCCTTACCGGATTAGGCTAACGTTCCATGTTCTTGGTACCTGGTGTTGGTTATGCTCCAACTACAAACGCCTTATCAAGACGCTACCTCACTATTCGGTCTACCAGGCAAAACTAATTTGAGTTCTCATTTATCATTGTGGCATGGTCGCCATGATGTCCTCAAAACTTGGAGTCGCAAGGGAGAATCGAACTCCTGCCCGAAGGCGTTACCGTGAAAAGGTAATGACGAATACCCGTCGTCAACTTGCGACATAAATCTTCAATAATTACGTTGGGCTTTTATTGCCCCTTAATTCTTGTTAAGTCGCCCACATCCTTAACATTGCATCTAAAGTTTCTTTGTAGAGTTGATGCTTACCTTTAACTCCAGTGGGTTTAAATTTGTCCAGGTTATAAATCGTATAACCTATCACACTTAGATAACAGAATCCTTATTTTTTCATTAAAAGTGAAATTTTGTTTATTTGCTGTTCGGATTCTAAAATTGGCTCCCCAGGGTGGGCACGATCCACCGACCAACGGATTAACAGTCCGCTACTCTACCAACTGAGCTACTGAGGAATAAAACTATATGAAAATTGGTGGGTGATGATGGTAACGATCCATCAGAGCTTAAAGCGCCGGGTTTACAATCCGGACCGTCTCCTTAACGGTATAATCACCCAAATTATTTTAAAGAAGTTCATTAGGTGGATTTGCACTTGCCTTCCGAAGTTTCCTTCTTCTACCTGGGGACCCAGGAACCTACTCTAAGAGAACTCAGAGGATACTAACAATGAACTGCTTTAAAATAATCCCTTACGGCCGATGTAGGCGACTGTAATCTCCCGATTGAGTGTGTAAAACATCACTAATGCAAGGAATCTTTCAATGACTTTTTTAAAGAACCTATCCAACAGAAGCGATGTTTTGTTGGTATGGAATGATTATTAAATCATTCATTATTATGTGTAAATTATTTGGTAGGCCCTCTCGGATTCGAACCGAGGACGCTCCCTAATCTGGGGACTGTGCCGGGTATAAGCCGGGTGTTTTACCGCTAAACTAAAGGCCTAAAATTGGCGCTTCGTAGGAGTTTTGATCTCCTTACCTCTACAGTGACAGTGTAGTGCTCTCCCGATTGAGCTAACGAAGCATGTTGTGATGCAGGGACTGGTAACGCTCCAATCTCAGACCAGGCTTATGAGACCTGCCGGGTCACTTGACCTCCCTGCAATATAACTTTTGGTGCGCCTCTCCGGACTCGAACCGGAACGCCCGAAGGCTTCAGATTTTTTTGAACACCCGCTTGAGCAGATGTTCCGTAGAAGTCTGATGTGTCTACCAATTCCACCAGAAGCGCATTATTTATGGAGCGGATAGCGGGAATCGAACCATAAATAAATGGTACTCGCGAAATTAACGTTTCCAGTACCTCTAGTCAACCCAACTTAAGGATCTTATATGACCAGCAATATTATTTATAATCAAATTTCATGCATACAATGTCATAAAATTTTTTCTACTAAATCATTTCATACTCATTATCAACGTATTCATGATCAATCGCAATCAAATTATGCAAATCAAACAGTAAACGCAGTTGCCGGAGCAATCAAGAAAGCTGAAGAAAGAAAACAATTATATCTTTTAACTCCCACAACTTGTATACATTGTGGTAAAGCTCATTCATACGAATCTAGAAAAAGTAAATTTTGTTCTCATTCTTGCGCTGCGTCATATACAAATTCTAGAAAAGACTATTCAAAAATTAAACCTGGGCCAGCAAAAGGAACTAAACCTCCCGGATTCTTACCGTACACCAAAATAAAACAATGCGAAGTATGTGGTAAATTTCATCCAGGGTCTGGTAAATCTTGTAGCAAGGAATGTAAATCTAAAATTCTTAGTATAGCTACGAATAAAAGAATGGACAACGGCTGGAATCCACAAGAACATCGTAATAAAAGTAAACCTTCATTTTTAGAAAGATCGTTTGCTGATTGGTTAAAGACTATAGATTTTTCAGATTACGTCAAAAATAAAACTTTTAGATGTGGCCAAAAAATTTATTACGGAGATTTCTATTTCCCCGATAAGAATTTGCTTATTGAGCTTGATGGTAAACAACATAAAGATTGCATAGAGTACGACTCACAACGTGATATAGATATTTTATATCACCATAATGTCACAACACTAAGAATTTCTTATGATGAATACAAAGCAAAAACTAAAATCGACTTAGTATTAAGTCTAATCAAATAGCTGAGAGCAGGCGACAGGATTCGAACCTGCGTTCGTCTTGCGACTAACCAACTTGGAAGGATGGCGCCTGACCTCTAGGCTACACCTGCTCTCAGCTATCTGCATGAATTCTAACCCACCATTTATTCTACCATTGAACTACATCCGCATTTAACTGGTGGAGACCGTCGGTACCGCCCCGATCTAGTCGCAATCATTGCAAGTGATTACCGCCCCCTTGGGCTGCCCCCTAAATTCATTTTAAAATTCACTATGTATCTTAGTCTAGCAACCGGTAATTATCCGGTCCATTTGACCAGCTCATTAGCTTTATGAGCCCAACCTATAGTGAATTTTAAAATGAATACATCCAATGACACACTGCGATCAAGACTGAGTAGCGTACCACTCAGTGATAACAGTTAAACCCCTGCAGAGGTAATGCGGCATTGTGTTGTTTGCAGCCGAGATTCCGAGTCTCGCATATCTACCTTTGGAGTAGCAGTCCCGTTTGAATTAACCTCCACTCCCCTACTGCCAGCGGAGCAGCCTTCAATTCTATGACCTGTAAACAACTGACGTAACCATTTAAAATATGTCCAATCTCTATGTTTAATCACCCCAGATCAAACATAATCTCTAATTTGTCAAGACTTCCATCTCGACTGTACATTCCGTACCGTTTGCCATTGAATCTCTGGCCACCCCAGATGTAATACAATAATTTTGGTTTCATCAACTTCTCCTTATAATCAAAATTAGTTGAATACAGTTTACTAATCTAAAATCCGGGTGTTAACACTTCTCGCCAACTGTATTCATAACTTCTTCAAACTTTAAAATCATTTTGAAGGACACTGGTCGAAGCAGATACCAAGTCATTTGCTGCTGTTTCGGTTTACTAGACCGACTCGTCAGTGTCCTTCAAAATGATCCCTTACACCCGCTTGTGGCGACTGTAATCTCCCGATTGAGTGTGTAAAACATCACTAATGTAAGGAATCTATCTACTTATGTTTTTAAAGAACTAACAGCAAGTAACTCTATCATTTCCTGCTATGTGTTTATTATAACACCTTTCATACTAACTGTCAACTAGTTTTTCTGTTATTTTCTACGCTTTTACGCTGAAAACACTAGTTTTTCTAGTTTATGTGAGTATTATACAGCAGTTCTTGGCTGGTGTCAACACTTTTTCCACACACTGTTACCAATGTGTGTATTACAGTGCTCTTGCTGCTTTCGTGGCCTTGCCGTCATATGGCCCTGCTCAGTTACTCGCACTAAAACACTGTAATACACTGGATTTTTTCGCACACCACACAAGGTGCTTCTCATCCTCCAGGCCGCCCTCGTTCTCCCCATGTTTAAAGTGCAGGGCCCAGGCCGCGTTCCTGGAATACTTCACACTATTCTATCTCTCAATATCTAATCTAACTAACTTTTTTGTCGCCGTGTTTCACACTGTGAATAGCACGACGATACAGTTGCATTCTTTCTAGTTTACCGGCAAACAACTCACGCTTCTGTTCTTCAGTTAGCGTAAACTTTACTGCCCACTCGCGTTGTTGTTTTTCCTTATGTTCTTTCTCACTCATCTTAATCTTTCTATTTACTGCTAAAATACGAAACCCTAGGTCTTTTAGTTCCTAGGGTTCTTTGAATCTGTTTGGTATGTGCTGTTATGCTATACCGCTTCCTTCTCTGAACCCACTACCTGCTAAACTACCCAACTCTTCTGCTCTATACCCTGTGCCACATGTGTTATTACCTGTAATGCTTTTAATGACAGCATTGATGTAATTGACATCGAAGGTATAGCCCACCGGTGACTGAGGCATAGTCATAGACGACCCAGCCAGGCGCCATGTAGGGCGTATAGTTGAAAGTTTCAATGACGATGACGAGTTAGTGTTCATGTTAAGTATTAAGTATACAGTTATTTATCCTTGAAGTCAATCACTTCTTATTTTATTTATCCTTTTGAGTGAAAAAGTTAGAATAACGTCTTAATCTTTCGCAAAATAAAACTGCTTGTCCAACCATGGTAAAATAATGTCTTCCTGCCTCAAGTAGCCAAACTTATTCACAGACGCTGCAAGCGAGTCATGAAGCATCCCTTTTTCTACTAGATCATACCAGCGTGTAGTTGCTGGATCCATAGGTGGGGTCTCTGTTTTATATACCGCTAAGTGTATCCAAGGATCGTTGGGCTCCTTATACATATACGAATCTTTACAGTCAAATCCATTTACGGCCAGCATGTAAATCAGGTTACATATATTGTAAGTGAAAAAGCATCCGTCGTGGACTCTATTGACAAGACGATTGAAGCGATAGTTGAATGTTTGCGGCACTATGATGACCAGCATCCCGTTTATTGACATCTGCTCGTTCCATAACTTCAGCGTCGCTAGCGGGTTGATGCCGTATTGAAACGCATCGTGACACCACATCAAGTCAACTTTTCTGGGCAACAGCCTCTCTTCAAAGTTGCCCGTTATCTTGTGTAAGTTTGGCAACTCGTAGTCGTTTCCACTGTGGTCCTTGTCCACCGCATAGCAGGTGAAGTTGTAAGGTTGTGGGTATTCGTCGCGTGTTTCTGCAGTTGCCCACCAGTTTATGTCAAGCCCATGCCCAGAGCCCATATCTGCCACCACCTGCAAACTGTCCATAAAGCTGTCATATCCTGACAGAATCTCTAACACTCGCAATGAGTGATCATGACTATCGTATCTGTCCTTAAAGGTGTCTACAAACGACATTATTTTCTTCTCGCTCTTGGGGCGTCGTCTTTTCTGGCACGCGGGGAAGATTGTGACAGTTTAACATCAGTATGCCCAGTTAGCACCTTATCAATTTTAGCAGTCGCTATTTTTTCTGAAGCAGAAATAGTGTCAGCAGCCGATCCGGGCTCTTCTATGTCATCAGCTTTTGAGCCAGCTGGTTTTAACTTGAAACTAAATCCACCCTTAGTTGGGTCAGTGGCTCCAGATTTAGTTTCTAATGTTACTACCCCATCAAGCTGGGCCGGCCATTGTGTGTTAAAAACTAATTCGCCTGATTTATTTTCAATATCAGTGTATTGTTGAATAAAGTTATACCCAAGAATTTCTAATATAGCTGATTGAAATTCTGGTAATGCTCCGTTGTTAACTATATCCATTACTGCTTGTTTAGTAACATAGGTAAGTTTGCCTCCGTCCTCACCACGACTTTTTAATCCCATGAATAATTCAGCATATTTGGGCATAGTGTTACCATTTTTTAAACTATCATTTATTTCATTTATTATTGACAATGACCAGGGCAGAAATTTATGAAACTTTGATGGAATTTTATTTGGAATTCTTTCATAAAATAAGTTCATTGCTTGAAATACTTGACTAATTGATTGCGGTGAGGGCAGGCTTTTATTTTGACATAAATCAATCAAATCTACTGCAGTTTTACTAGATTTTTTACTACGAAGAGATTCAGGTATTACTAAACTGCCCATACTCGGTGCGGCTCCGCCCTTTGAACCCTTGCTTGATATGTTAACTTGGCGCTCTGTTGTTGGGTTAACAATAGAGGCAAAACTATCTGCAAGTGGGTTGTTTGACGCTGCTGGAAAATTTAATACTAACGCATTTAAATCCCCGCCAAGCCAATCTAAAAACCCAGAAATGTTTTTAAATTTTGACCTGCCTTTGACTAGTGCCAATACTCCTAAATATTCCCCAGCATAGTCCACAATAGCTTTTTTAATTTGTGTATTTTTAACGAACTCTTGTGGGATAGTAGGAGGAAGGCCATTATCTAATGCGTTGGCTACTTCAATTACTGCCTTACCATACTCTGTGCTACTCAAAACTGAGTTATGTGCTATTTCGTCCGCTAACTCAGACGCAGGAATGAATTTATTTGTTAACCCAATTTGTCCAGGCTTAACTAATACCCCTTCTTTATTTATTTCAGAAGTGTCTGCATCATCCCCTGGTTTAGCAGAGGCGCCGCCGAACTCTGATGTTTTTCTAAATGAGCTTAATGGCCACTGTTTACCATTTATATCAGTTCCCATGACGCGGCCAGTAAACAATTTGTTTGAGATCATTTCTTCAAAACGGTCTGCTTCAGCCGGATCTAAAATAACTTCAACGCCGTCAGCGTCAGTGTAAAATTTACCCCCTGTTCGAATATGCTTTAAGAAAGCTGCGATTCGTTCAGGGTATTTTGTTATTTGTGCTGGTGTAAGAGTAGCCTCTAATAGGTCTAGTTTATTTAATAAATGTCGCATAGGGAATCCATTTAATGGTATAATACTATTTAGCATTATTTCACAATGTGATGTCTTCCATCCCTGCCGTTCTAAGACGGCATACATGGCCTAGCATAAAATTCTTAGATTCTATTCCTTTTAAGACGCCAAGCCACTTATTTCGCATCAACGCAACTTCATTTATGATACACTCAAAATCAATCACATCAGGTTCACCGTCTACATATTTTTCAGCATCACGGCTAGTCAGCACTCTGTTATACCCCTCCAAATACTTTTGAAAGAATGTTCTCCTAAGTTTTCTAAGCTGTAGCTCTAAAAATCGCAACACAGCTTCAATTTCTTGAAGCTGGTTGAATCTTACTTCAGTGATACCTGGCAGTGCCGAAATGCTTTTCTCGACATTTCCATGAATTGTTACATCATACTTAGCTTGCTGCAGCTCTGCTTCATAAAATGCGATAAATTCTGGCAGACGCGATATGTCTGCTGTCACCTTAGTATACCAAGTCATTAATATGACCTCACTTGTTGATTACTCGTCGTCTTCAGCGTTGTAATCGTCATCAAAATCTTCATCATTGATGGCATAAGTTTTCAATGCCTTAGCCATCTTTGAATCAGTTGCACCTAACAGTTTAAGCTCTTCATCAGAGATCAGATCTACTAGGATACTCATGACATTATCAGCCGCTTCCTGCCTATCCTTCGCGGGGATATATTGTTTCAAGCTGGAATACATTTCACATAACACATCTATTTCAATTGTCATAATACTATCCTTGGGTAAAATGTTATTTAGCCTGCTACATCTTCTTCAGCCACTTCTGCTACCACCACTGATTTCTTAGTAGGGTTAGCTGAGATGTTAGCCATCACTTTGTCAAGAGTTCCGTCCTTGTTGCTTTCCCATGCCTTACGGAACTGTTTAATCACAGTGCCGTCAGCCATTGTAAACACCAAGCTATTGCCGTCCTTCTTCAACAACCCTTTGCCTTCAGCCAAATCAACTAACCCGCTGTATGGATTCATTCCTGTTTCATACGGAATCTTAATTTGCACTGACTCAAACGGCTTGGCATAGCGAGTTTTCATAATCTTACAAGCTGCACGAATACCGTTTACTCCCGTAGTCTTGTTACCGTCTTCATCCTCTTTCAACTTCAGTTTACGCATAGCAACCACGATGGATGATGCGTAGATGAAGCCTTGACCACCGGAGATTTTGTCGTCTGGGTCAAACATATCTTGGCTCGCATAAGTATGATTGGTACACACCATTCCTACATTATAGCTTCCAAACATATTAACACAATTACGTACTAACGAGGTAAGTGCTTTGGGTTTGCGACCCATATCGCCTTTCATCTCGCCAGCTTCAAACTGATTGACATCAGTAGGAGTAAGTAACATACCCAACGAGTCTATAACAAACAAGATTTTTGTTCGCTGCTCTTCAGGCATTGTTTTA